CTGACCCCCCCTCCATCCGGTCTTACCGGAGACGCACCAGCCGTTGGGAAAGCTGGACAGCGCCGGGAATTTGTCCCCTATCATACTCAGAACGAGGTGAGGTCGTAATATACGACCACATATCGCCAATGTCACTAAAACGGTTTATAGTCCGTTTAGCTGGGTTCTCATAGAGTCCCCATGCTTTGACACTTAAGTATTGATAGCCGTCCATGTATAATCGTATCCCAACTTTTAGGTTTGCATCTACGCAATCCATAAAAGTGTGATAACGATCATCCAGGACCCTTGTTAGCTGTGAGGCTTTCAAGGTATAGGGCAAACGGGTGTGTATACACGATTCCACTTCTTGAAAGAGGAAATCGGCAACCTTACTATAGCCGTTTCGGCTAAGTAAATTGGCTGTTGCACACACAGAGACCGAAGCAGGACCGTTACACGGCATAGTCCGTAGAAAGGAAGGAGTAACATCTAAGCCATGGTATGCATGCATACCACAACTCTCACGAAACTCTCCCTTCGAGAAGCTCTTATCTTTGTTGACCTTTAGGCCAACGAGAGTCAGAGTGTCGAAAATCGCAGAATAGTACTTGGTGGGACATATTATGTCATCACCGTATACCCAAACGCTATTCCTTGCCTCCTCTAAGCGCACACCACGGATATGCATCGCTGCAACTGAGAGTGCCCAGAAACATAAGGATTGTACCGGGAACGTTGTTGCGTTCCCCATTGAAGCGAATTTACGCAGTTCAATCTCTCTGCCATCTGGTAATCTGGTCCATTTGGACCTAACTCTCTCAAGCAGAACGTAGACATGGTCTGGCATCAAACACCTAACGAGCTTATTACTAAGCCTATCAGATGCAGATGAAAGATCCATGGTACAAAAGTACCCATGCGTAGAAGATTCTAACGCAATGTCTGCATTCTGGCTCTGGTCTGTCAAGTCGAGTTGAAAGAATTTTCTTTTTCTAGCAACGTCGATTGTACGGCGCATCCATCGGTCGAGTCCCTGCTGATTATATTGCATAAACGCAGGCTCTGCACAGATAATGCGACATTTGTTCCAAGACTTAGGAACAAGACAGACTCGGGACGTAAAGGGTTCAATCCCCGTACGCCTTGACCGCGGGTGGGCAATCGACAGATACTGTCGACAGCCGGGATAAAGGTCCTCGGTTACATCCATAGGAAGTGACCAATTATACTTTTGTCCCGAGGGTAGTGAACCCTCTGCTACGGCGCCCGGACCGTGTCTTCCTTCGGGAACTTCAGTAGGCGAAAACCTATTGAAGAATTCATCAAGTATACTGCGAGCTAATGCAATTTCACTCGCAACTTGAAGAAAATCCGAATCAAGACCCAGGAACTCTTCAATGTCAAGATAGGCATTGATGGCTTCCTCTCCCATTTTAGGCGTGATGCGACCGGCTCCAAACTTGGAGAGGAAACATCCTACTTGATAAAGGGATTTGAAAGCCAGTTCATCCGGACACAACAACTCGCGATGCGAACTTCTATCGAACACTAGGATTCTCAGTGAAAAGAGAAAGTTCCTTGCAGAACCTTGGTCTCTTATACCGAAACCCTCTATCGAGAGGGAAGCCAAGCTTTCGCATGACTTATGTTCGATGGAAGCCAACAATGCCGAGTGCCATACAGACAAGAAACCAAGGAGTTTCCCCTCTTGATTAAGTCTAGTAAGGAACATGACATCGCCGGCAACGGAGATGTTATGGAGTCGACCTATGTCGTCCATCAAGCAATTCAAAGCTTGAAGCATGCTACCCTCCTTAAGGGTAGTAACTCAAACAATGCTAGACCGAAGTCTATTGGGTACGCATTCCAGTCGCATCGTCGATCTCACCATCAGTATCGGTGAGAGCAACGTATACCAACCGTGCATCTTTATAACGGCTTCTAGCCGTTGTAAGAGCGGCTGCCAGACTATTCGTCATAGTCAAAGCAGCGGTGAAGATCACCGGCTCGGCTTCTGAAGCTAAGATTTTCGAAGAAAATCTAAAAGCCCATTTGCCTTGCAGAGTGGTCACCGTTGGAGAGCTCTTTTTGCTAATGTTCTCAGTAGAACGAAGCTCAAAGATCTCTTCGATAGAAGATGCTCTTGCAGTGTCGTTTACGTATTTAGCGTAACCGGGTGCAACAGCAACTCTGTTCCACGTTTGTGGAGCAGCTGCGGCATTGTTTATGGTGTACTGGGCTGCGAATCCCATAGGATTCTCCTCTCCTTGTATGTCAACGGCATAAGCCGAGTAGAGAAACTCCAACAACGGAAAGGCGGATAACCCGCGCCGAGTTGGTGATCTTAGAGAAACGCACCGCGTTTACTCTTCCAACCCTTCCTAACACTGCGAAACCTTTTACGGAATGACAGTGCTAAGTCGACCAACGCACTAGCAGACTTGCTAGAGACACCAGTTCCGGAGTCGATCAAGGCTCCGAGTATCAATGTCTGGTCGTCGGTAAGGGTGGTATTGAGGGCAAACAAGCCTGTTTTCACAAGCCGCAAGGGCGTACGCTCATAATAAGTGTACGTCAACGTACCCAGGTCTCGATCCGCTAAGCCACTGGCAGTAGAGTACTGACAGTTGATATTGTAGACCATCTCGATTTTCTTCGAGCATGTTCCGCCATTAACTGCTAAAAACCCATTGAGCGCTTGTTTTTCAAACGCATCAAAAAAGTCTCTAGAGTCAAGGAAGAAGTCTACAAGCCATGAAAGCTTGGTAGCATTCCATAGGATCTTAGGCGAATTATTCAACCCGAGCTGGTCAGCAATTACATCCATGTAATTAATGGCCTCCATATGCAGTTTATTATCGACGTATGCATTCGCGTTAAACGTGACTTGGCATACGACAGGTAACACTTGCAGACGGAGCTGAGCACCAACATAACCAGTTGGAGGGACGAAGTCGTAGTCGTAGATGGCATTAAAGCCTCTAGTAAACGGCTCGATCTGAAACTTGATACGTCTGTGGTCAGTGAAAGTTGCATAACCAGCTAGAAATTTGAGTCGCTCCATAGCTTCTCCGTAGAAGGAAAAACACTTAGGTAAGTCTCTAGCAAGGCTTTGCCAGTTAAAGACATAATCTAAGTAATTTCCACCTACCCCAGATCGCATTCGCCCGTTTATTTCGTCCTTCGACACAGCTTTCGCGGTTGCATAGGCCTTTTTGGCCTGACATCCGAGAGCTAGTTGTTGGAACTTCGAGTATATGTCCTTAAAATCTTTAAGTTCATATATGAAGTTTGCAATCGACACCTTCGACTCAAATTGTTGTTGAAACGATTTGGCTGAACGGCGTAGAAAAGCATCAAAATCGGCGCGTACGTCGGGAATTTCTGGAAAGTCCACGTCCGGCATGACAAACTCTCTGGGAGACATAACGACGTCGATATCGACGGGGTATGCATACCAGGGATGATGTACATGCGGCCAGACTGTGTTGGAGTCAACCAACAGCTTGCGATGAAGACATGTATGATCTTGCAAAGCAAAACCGTACCTCTTTCCACTATGAGTATCTTGTGTTTCGTCCCACATCTCTGATTTTTCAGAGAAGCCGAACATATTCACAAAAGGATAATCATATGGATTGATGGTAGTAACGGTTTCGACGAGCCCCAGATTATGGAGATCGCCTGATCTTCGATGTCTCATCTGTTTTCCCTCTGAGGACACAGACGGATTCAATTATCCCGTCCCTATACTTATGGTGTCCTCTCACTCTAATAATTATATTAGAGTGTTACATGTTCCCCAAGCTCATCTTCCACTTTCCACAATAAAGGGTTACTAATATGCGTAACCTCAAACGGTGGGGCGGCTCGTTTCGTGGCGCTGAACCCAAGTGAACGTCTCCACAAGGAGCGTTTTGAGTATCGGCCGTCAGGAAATGTTTAGACGTCGAACTAAAGTAGGACACGATTCTACTTTAGAAAGAAGAATAAAGAGATGAGCCTTGGAAACATATTTTGCGTGGCTTAGACGAGGGCGAGCAATAAGCTCGACTAATACCGGTAGGCCACAG